GCATGTAGAGATTCAGAAAACTTTTGGGTATTTTCTGTAGATATTGCAGAAGGTAATGGTGGTGACTCATCGGTAATTAATATCTTTAAGGTAGATCCCATGAATGCTGATGAAATCAAAAACGTATTAAACGCTGGTGCGATGTATGATTTCTTTAAATTTACACAAGTAGCTAGATTTAGATCGAATGAGCATGTAATTGAAGATTTTGCAAAAGTACTTTATACTCTATCAGTCGATATATTTTATTCTGAGAATGTAAAGATGATTGTGGAGTATAATACTTATGGTACAGTTCTATTCCAATATCTAAGAAGTATCTTTCCACAAAGAAATGATTTTGACGATGAAATGATAGTTAAATTTAAACATCGACATGATGCAAAGACTATTAAACCAGGAATCAAACTAAAATCTGACAATAAAGCTATCTTCTGCCAGAACTTTGCAAAATTATATAAGATAAATAGATTAGATTTAACGGATGAAGTAACAGTAACAGAGGCGTCTCTATTTGGAACATTACCCAATGGAAGTTATGGAGCTCAAATGGGGAACGACGATGTGATTATGACATGTATTACTGCGACAGAATTTTTTAATACAACAGACTATGCAGATTTTGTAGAAGAGCTCCTGGATTTTATAGACCCTGGCCTTCATGACGAGATGGAAAAGATACTATTTAAAGATAATGATCAGGCCGGAGATTTACAATATGATATTTATGACCTATTGAAATAAATTTACAAAAGCATAGGGATATATAATAAAAGAATTAAAAAATAAAAACGAACAACTATGGCATTAAGTCCCAATTTATTACAGTTCAAAAGCTCAGGCGTATACCGTTTAGAGTTTGACAAGTCACAGACCGTAAATATTCCTGCGGAAACAATTAGATTAGTTGTAGGTAGATCTTTAAAGGGTCCTTACAACACTCCAGTTCTTATCCAAGATATAGAACAATTTACTCAGGTATTCGGTGGTATTGATAAGTCGTTAGAAAAGAAAGGAATGTTTTTCCACAGATCAGCAATTGAATGTTTATCAAGAGGTCCAATTTTGGCTCTTAACATGACATCATCTGACGATGACGATAAAGTAGCTTTATTTTCACCAGCTACTAATTCATCATTAGAAGGTTTACAGTCTATACCTAAAGATAATTTAGATCAAAATAGAGTATTAAAGAAATACAGCGATGTATTTGATACAGATAAGTTCTGGACTCCTTCGGATTCAAAATTATTATCAGCTGCAGATCAAGATAATAACCACGCTATTTCATTTGTAAATATTAAACAAGATCCTATTACAGTTATTATCAGACAAGCTTCTGATGTTAGAGGATTTGAAGTACAAGCAAGAGAATGGTATGGTGAAGGAAATGTTCCAGCAGGTATTGATAATACAGAATACGTATCTGATTACATGGTGGATGTTTTCATATTCAAAGGAAAGTTTGATCCAGCTTTATTAAATAACGATCCAACTTACGGAGCATACTTTAACGAAAAAGGATTATTTAAATCTGATTTTGCTAAATTTGCAGCTTTAAGAGAAGTAACTTTATTAGCACAATATACTGGTTCATTAATTCCAGAATTCCAAGATAATGAGGGAAGACAATTATATATTGAAACTCTAGTTAATCTTGAAGCTAGAAGAACAGGTTTATTCTGCGCAATCCAAGAAGATGAATTAAGTTCGATTGACTTAGTAGGTAATGGATTCAATATTTACCAAGACTACGAAGTACTTTCTCATAGAGTAGAGCAAGTTGCTACGACATCGATTAATGATTTAACTGCATTCGGAGCTAAAGCATTATTAGATCCTTCAGATAGTAAAAAATTAATTATTAACGGTGGCGTTAACTTAACTGCTTCAAATTTAAATAGTAGTAATATTGTTTCACCTGGAAAATTCTTACTTTCTGCAAGTGCAGGTGAATTTACACAAATTAAAGAAGCTGGAATACAAGATATACCAGGTGGCGGAGTAACTATAGAATGTGAAGGTCCTATCAGTAAATCTTATGAAGAATTTGAAGCAGGAGCTCCCGCTCAATTCTCAGGTTCAACAGGTATTAAAGTTGTAAATGGTAATATTTTATTAACAGCTATACCAAATTTATACGGAGATTTAGGTTTAGTAGGAACTTATTTATCTAGTGTAAATAATGGTGAATATGTAAAGGTTGGAAATATCGATACTACATATACTAATACAGATCATCCAGGTTATACTGTGGAGATTTCTCCATCAGGTTCAACAGGATTTAATACTTCTTATGGAGATAATCCTATGATTACTGAATTAGCAGTTAATGTATCGGCAGTTTCTACTAATTTTGATGTAGCGGATTTAGATCCTAACTCTAGAGCGGTAATGTTCAAAACATTAGCAGATGGATGGAATTGGGATGATAATACAGCAGGTGTATTTACATTCTCTAAAACTGGAACAGATGATTTTGGAACAGTTGTAGATGGCGTAATGACATTAGATGCTAAAGTAGGCATGTATGTCCCTGGTGATGACCAAAAACTTTCTAGAATTTTAAAGATTGTTAAAGAAATAGATGGTAATACAACTAAATACATATTTACAACACATAGACCAGTTTCTTCAAGACCAGGCTATGCACTTAAGAGATATGAAGATGCTGCAGGTGTATACAAAATGTTTGCTTTAGATGGAGCAACACAAACTGACAAGACAATTGCAGAATTATTAACAGCTATTAAGCCAGGAACAGGTTTAGGTAATGCATTAATTGATAAAGATAACATTACATTTAGATATGTTATTGATACATTTGGTTCTTTAGAAGCAGGTGGAATATTAAATAAAGAAGAATTAACTTTCTTATGTAAAGAAAGACAAAACGCTTCTGCTATTCTTAACGCACCAATGATTAAAGAGCTTAAAGCATCAACTAATCCTTCATTCTTAAATGAATTTACTGGAGCATTTGATGTAAATAATGTAGCAACGGGTGGTAACTTAAACTTAAACCCTCAGGCTTTATATACATTACCTTCAATTAACGAAGGAGCAACTTACGGATTCTATTACGGTCCAGGTTTAAATGTTATTGAAAATGGTAAAACTAAGGTGATTCCACCAGCAGCTTACATTTCAAATAACTATATCGATAAATTCTCTGACGCTCTGCCATGGTCAATCATTGCAGGTCCAAGAAGAGGTGTTGTCGGTGGAACTGGAGTACAATCATTAGAATTTGCATTTGATAAGAATGATAGAGATGTACTTGAACCATTTGGATATAACCCAATCGTATTCGAAAGAGGCGTAGGTTTAACAATCAAAGGAAACAAGACTGCACAGCAAGGAATTCAATCAGCACTTTCTTCAGCACACGTAAGAGAAGCTCTTATATACATTGAAGATGGATTAGCAGAAATTCTTAAAAACTACCTATTTGAGTTTAACAATGCTCAGACTAGATTAGAAATTAAAACTTTAGCAGATAACTTTATGGAGTCAGTGAAGAAAGATGGTGGTGTATATGATTATAGAAACATCATGGATTCTTCTAATAACACTACAGACGTTATTGATAATAACATGGGTATTTTAGATACGTTTGTTGAACCAGTTAAAGGATTAGAGATTCTAGTATCGAGAGTAACCGTACTTAATACAGGTGAAATTGCATCAGGAAACTTTGCGTAAAAAAAGAGAATATATAAAATAAATATAAAATAAACGATATGGCTTTACCACATTATTCAGAAGACCAAACTAGTAAGAAAGGCAAGAACTTTGAGCCAGTACAGGTTAACCTATTCGAGGTAACGATTTTACCACCGGATGGAGTTGCTGGACAGGAACTGTTCTTACAACACATTAATTCAATTACAGGTTTGGAAGCTCTTCATAGAGAGGTTGCGGCTATCGAGCAAAAGTATAAGTTCTCAACTAGATCTTACGCTGGAATGCCCGATGGAACAGCAATCGATGTAACAGTGAATTTTTCACTAAACTTAAACGATTCAAACCAAGCATACCTTTACAAGTCTTTAAGACAATGGTATAGATCTCAGTATAATCCTGAGACTGGCGAATTAGGTCTTAAAAAGAACTATGTAGGTACAATTGTAATCGTACAGTTTAATAGAGAGGGTGATATTTATAGAAAAGTAACACTTGATGATTGTTTCATTACTTCAGGCTTAGGTTTTACAGGTGAACTAAACTACGAAACTGCAGATGTGCAGACTCTAGAAGTTACATGGAGATCTGATGTTTATGCTGAAGAGTTAAACTAATAACTAACTAAATTAAAAAAGGAGGATGTTTTTCATCCCCCTTTTTTTAACAAAACAAAACATAATATAATAATCCAATAATAACAGATTATGAGTGATAAATTAACAAAAAAGCTTCAGGTACTTTTAACTGAAGAAGAGGTCCGAGAGGTCAATAGGGTTATTTTAAATGAAGCCCTAGAGACTGAACAAAGGCCTATTTCTGTTAGTGCTTTTATTAGAAATTTAATACAAGATGAATTATCTAAAAAAAGTATTGAACAAAAATCAATAATTAAACAAAATCTTAAAAACCTAAAAGAAAAATAATATGAGCGAACAAACTAACAAAAAAGATCAGGAAAAAGAAGAAGCAATGGCTAAAGCTTTAGATGCAAAGGAAAGAAATCAGCCTCGCAGCACTACAACTGATGAAGCAGAAACAATGGTTGAAGCTATTGAGAGCACCGGATTAGGTAAAGTTAATATGGATAATTTTGGTCCAGAAAAAGCTAGACCATCTGATGACATCCTAGGATGGCATGTACTAGATTTAAATACATTACCATCTAAGGGCAAGTTTTATCCAGATGATTGTGTAATTAAAATTAGATCTGCTAAAGCTGCAGAGATTAGACATTTTTCTACTATGGATGAGAATAACTATATCGATATGGAAGAAAAGTTAAATTCTATTGTAGAATCTTGTTCTCAATTTAGAACGGGTGAGAAGAGAATGTCGTATAAAGACATTTTAGAAGAAGATAGAATTATTTTATTACTTTCTATTAGAGACCTTTCTTTTCCAGAGCCTGAAAATAAATTAATGCTTAAAGGTAAAACTGCAAAATCTAAGAAAACTGTAGATATAGAATTATCAGTAAAGAATTTAGTACCATCTATTATAGATGAACAAATTGAAGATTATTATGATTCTAAAGCTAGAACTTATATTATTAAGACTAAATCTGCAGGAACTGTAAATATGAAACCACCTACAATTGGTATCATGCAAGAGATTACAGCATATCTTAAAGATAGACAAGAAAAAGAACAAGATTTTGATAAAGCATTTATTCAAGTATTACCCTATTTGCAATCGGATTGGAGAGGTTTAAATTTACAAAAGATTTTCCAATTAGAAATGGAATATAGGGGTTGGGATGAAAAAAAGTTTATGGTTGTCTATAGGCTAGCTGAAAGAATGAAAATCGGTGTACAAACCGAATTAGAAACTACCTTTGATGGAGAGACGGTGAAAGCCCCTCTTGACTTCCCAGGTGGCATCAAAAGTCTTTTCATTATTTCAGATCTCGCTGGAGAATTACTTTAAGACTAAGTTCTATCTGGGTATTCATCTTAGAATGCAACCTTCAGAAATCGAAAACATGTATTACTACGAGTATTGGTACTACGTAAAGAATCTGTCGGAACACATTAAAGCTAAGAATAAACAGCAAGGGGAACAACAAGAACAGCAGGAGCAGTCGATGTCATCAATGAAATCGCAATATGCACCTAAGATGCCGAAAACCCCAAAAATCTCTACGCCATCACTAAGAATGCCGAAGATGTAAGAGATATATAATATAGTAATAAGGAGCACCACTTTTACAGTGGTGTTCCTATGTACTTAAAAAAATCTACAAGACCTAAGTGAATAAGTTTTTAGAAAATGCCTTTAGCCGCCTAGGTAATCAAGGCGACGTTTTAGGGCAAGTTGCAGAAAACACTCGAGAAAGTGCTGATGCAGTTGCAGTTGGTGGTGATTTATATGAAAAGGTTAATGAGTTAACTAAAGCCGTTACTGCTATTCAAGAAGGTGATGGTGGAGGCGGCGGTCTTAAAAATGCAATGGCAATTGCATTAGTGGCACCTTCTATGGAACCACTTGGTAAAGGTTTACAATTTGTAGTAGATGCTATAAATAACCTTGAAGGTACTGGTGATGAAATAAAAGCTAAGACAGAAGCTCTCGTCGGAGGTCTAGTTTTACTAGGCGACGTAGGTCTAGCTATTCTTAAATTTGCAGGTTATCTTGCATTAGCAACACCTCTTTTAATTATTGCAGCAATAGGCGCTCCGCTTATTGCCGTTACTTTACTGTTATTGACTAAAGCAATACAGTTATCTACTAAAAAACTAGATGAGGAATCACTAGAAAAAGTTAAAATGCTAGGAGATGTCGGCAAGTCTATTCTTATACTTGTAGGTTCATTAGCATTAGCTAGCCTTATTATGCCACTGGCGTTAAGTGCTCTTTTACCAACATTAATGATAGTTGGATTATTTGCATTATTATCGGTTATATTACCACCTAAAAGAGTAGATAATATAAAAGCGGTTGGAGAAGGTATGCTACAAGTAGCCCTAGGTCTAGGTGCTATGGTATTAGTATTAGCTTTAACAAGTTTAATTATAGCACCTGCTATTAAAGGTGCTCTGGCCGCGGCCGCAATCATGGTTATACTTGGTATTGCATTCTTATTAATACCAAGAAAGGCTATAGATAAAATGGAAGATGCTGGTAAAGGTCTATTATTTGCAGCTGGAGCTATTCTAGGTCTTGCTATTGCATTAGCCCTATTTAATATAATTGCACCACCACTTGCGACTTTACTTGATATTGCTTTAATAGTAGGTGTAGTAGGACTTACCTTTGGAATAATAGGTTTATTATTCGCCAAACATATTGAAAAGGGAGCTAAGGCACTTATGTGGGCAGGTCTTTCAATAGTTGTATTAGGACTTTCAATCTTATTCTTTAGTAAAGTAATAGGCGCTAATATGGGAGGCGAAGATATTGTTAATTCATTTTTGCCACTATTATTAATAGGTGCGATTGGTGCTGCATTCTATTTAGCAGGTAAAGGTGCTACTGAAATCGCAAAAGGTGCCGGGGCTATGATTATAGGAGCTATCGCTATAATATTAACAGGAGTTGGTGTTTTAATGATGAAAAAGGCTCTTGGAGATAATGGATGGGAATTAATAGGACAAACTTTAGCACTACTTACTGGAATTGGCGTTGTAATGGCACTTGCGGGAGTTGGTGCAATGTTTATACTTCCAGGTGCAGCGGCTTTATTAGTAGCTGGTATCGCAATGGTTACAATTGGCGCAGGCTTATTAGTAATGGGTAAGGCATATGCTAATGCAGGTGTTAAAGCCATGATGGAAGAAAATAATGGTGAACTAGGAATAGTTACTTTATTTAAAGGGATTGCAGATGCGTTTGTTATGTGGCCATGGACAGCTGCTGGAATTGCACTAGGTGCAGGTTCTATGATTATGGCAGGTATTGCACTTATTACAGTTGGTGCAGGTCTTCGTGGATTTGCTAAATTAGTAGAGTCAGGTATAGATCTACCGTCGCTGGCATCAAATATTTCTCTAATGATTGGTACACTAGCATTACCATTCCAAAAAATTGGAGCTGGTGAAGACGTAGACGTTATAGACCCGAAAACTGGTAAGCCGACGACAGTTAAATTTGGCGGAAGTACGGGTGGATTCTTGGGCTTAGGAGGAAGCAATCCAGTTTCAGATGGTATTCAAGCCACCATGAATATGGGTAAGGCATTAACAGGTATTGCTGGTGGTGTACAAAGTATGGCGAACTTAAAGTTCCCAACCGCATTTGATAAAGATGGTAAGGCTTCTGCATTTGAGACTATTGGTGGAGATGCATTTAATAAAGTAATCAAGAACACAATGATGATGGTGGGTTCACTTGCATTACCTTTTGCTAGGATTGGAGCTGGTGGGAAGGTGAAGATGATGGGGCCTGATGGTGAAGAAGTAGAAATGGATTTCGGTAAGGCTTCTCCTGGAGGCGTAATGGGCTTCTTAAAAGGCGGAGGTGATATACAAAAAGGTATTAAAGCTGTAATGAATATGGGTACTGCGCTAACCAATATTGCAGGTGGTGTTCAATCAATGGCTAATCTTAGATTCCCACAATTTGATCCAGTAACAGGTGAAGAAAAGGGCCATAGAGCAATGACTGAAGATGATTTTAAAAATGTCTCAAAGAATACACAAAGTTTAGTAAAAGTTTTAGGGGAAACATTTGCTACTATTGGTAAAGATCCGGACGCACAATCCCCGGGTTGGTTTGGACAATCCAATATTGAAAAAGGTATTGAAATTGTTACAGGTGTTGGTAAGCCACTACTTAACTTAGCGAAAGGTGTACAAGCAATGGCTAATCTTAAATTTCCTATTTATGATAAAGAGGGTAATATTACAGGTTATGATACAATTAAAAGTGTAGATGGATTAAAAAGCTCGGTTGGTGAAAATACTCGAAAGTTAATCGAGGCTCTAACAGACACTCTTACAACAATCGGTAAAGACGGTGAAGGTGCCTCATCTTGGTGGTCAGGTACTAATAACTTTGAAAAGGGTATTGAAATCGTTAGTATGATTGGTGAACCATATAAAGTACTTGGTGAATCTGTAAAAACTATTATTGAAGTAGTAGGTAAAATGGACTCTTCATTATTTAAAGGTAAAATGCAAGATATTATTAGTGTATTTACATCTGATGAAATTATCGGTGTAGATTCTGCTCTAATGAACTCTAAAAAACTTTTAACATTAGCAATTGGAGATACTTTTGAAAAGTTGGGTGATTCGGTACCTGCTATTGCAGATGGATTAGCTAAATATAAACCAGAACAGGGGAAAGCATTCTTTGGTGCATTTATAGGACCTGTAGATCCAAAGGATATTTCTGGATCTTACAATAATCAAAAGTTATTATGGAATGCAATAGGACATTCAATGGTTCAAACTAAAGATTCAATGCCAGGTATTACAGCTGCTGTTAATGAAATGGACATGGAAAAACTAGTTGAATCTAGAAAAATGTTCGAAGCACTTGGTGTTCTTGCAAAAGGTGGAGATCCAGGAGATATACTTGCATCTATGGGGCAATCTCTTGAAGCAGCTTTACAAAACCTAGCGGATATGCTAACTGAATTTAAAGGTAGTGTAGAAGAGGGTGTTGCAGCTCAGGGTGAAGCAACTGGCGGATTAACCGGCGCGATCAAATCCATCTTGCCTAAGTCACAGGGAGGCGCTACAGCAGCGTCTAATGCTGGAGGAAATGATGATGTCGTTAGTGCAGTAGAAAATCTACAAAGAGCCCTTGTTTCACAGGGTATCAAAATCAAAAAGGGTGGTAGTAGCTTTTTTGATTAAACTTTTTTAAAGTAATTCATATAACTTTAAAATAAGTTAATATGATAACAAGTACTACATCTCATTACAATAGTTCTACTATTAATTCAGCAACATATAACGTTACAGATAAAACATTAACAGTTGTTTTTAAATGGGCAACATACGTCTATGAAGCAGTAGATCAAATCACATGGGATAAATTTAATACAGCAGATTCTCAAGGTAAAGCACTTAATGAATATATTAAAGGTGAATTTGAATATGCTAAGTATGAAGAAGATAAAAAGGTTGGAAGTCTATTGGATGAATTACCACCAGCAGATTACCAGTTAGATAATTAAAAAATGTTCTCTAGTTGCTAAAATAAATAAAAACTAAAATTATGCAAGAATTATTATTTTTTGGTTTAGGTGTTACAACGGTATTTGCAGTAGCAGGTGTCGTTGCGATGTTTAGGTCACAACAGAAAATTGCAGATATGCAACAACAAGTCGATGCTTTAGAAGAATGGCTTGAAGACACAAACGATTCAGTTCAAAAAGAATTGGATGAATTAGATAGACAATTAGATTCTAGACTAGATAAACTAGAAGCTAGATTGGACAGCAGGTTTATAGACCATGCAAACTTTGTAGATGGAATTCTTGAATCCGTCGATGAAGTAAAACAAGAACTCAAGAAAAGAACGGTCTAATAATAGACTAGACTAGAGAACATAGGAGAGGTGGCAGAGTGGTCGAATGCACTGGTCTTGAAAACCAGCGTACTGCAAGGTACCGGGGGTTCGAATCCCTCCCTCTCCGCAAAAATTAAAACTATGACAGAATATCAACAATCAATAGAAAACTCATTTCAAATGCTAACAGGACAGGCAACTATTGAGGCTATTTGTATGGCATTGACTTTTCAACTAGAAGATAAAGACGAAATCGTAATGCCTATATTCTTTTTAGAGCCTGATGCAATTCCAGAACCAAGTCAAATCGACGATATGATT